CGAGTCCGCCGCCGCCGCCGCCGCCGCACGAGTAGCCGCCGCCGCCTGCACCACCACCGCCCACACATACGGCAGATACTGATGTTATGCCTAAAGGCACAACCCAGTTATGGGTACCTTGCGAAGTAAAGGAAACCTCACCTGCAGGAGGCCTAACAATAGTTGCGCTAATCGATTGAGATGAAGATGCTCCTTGCTGGGCATCGACAGCACGTATGGAGAAGGTTGCGGGGGTCCCATCTGCTAAGTCAGAAAAAGTAGCCTGAAGTGATTCGCCTTGTGCTATTCCCGCTGTTTTACTGAACGAGATATTCGAAGTTGAGGTGAGCTCGTAAGTCAATGCGGAATCATCGCCGTCTGGATCGATAGCCCCGTTAAATGTCACGTTGTATGTAGCACCACGAACACCTTCTGCCGGAAGGGTGTGCACCAGCCCAGAAATGTCTGGCACCATGTTGATCCGTAGATCCAGCGGAATCAGAGCGCCAATGCTCTGCACACCTGCCTGATCTACAGCCTTAACGGTCAGACTGCCGCTCATATCCGTTGTAATATCATCAACAGTCAGAGTAACTGCTTCGTTATGGCCGATGCCGCTGGTTTTACTTGCTGTCACGCCCGCGGTATCTACGATGATGTAGGTTACTTGGTTGCTGTCACCATCAGGATCGGTGGCTCCTTGGAAACGCGCGGTGATCAGTTCACCACGTACAGCCACTGACGGTACGTCATAGCTGAATCCGGTCATTACCGGGGCCTGATTCGCAACGATGGAGAAGACGTGTTGTGCTGGGCTGGAGATATTGCCCAGGTTATCGGTAGCTGTGACCTTGAAGGTTTGTTCTGAGCCGACAGAGCCTGTTACTGCTGTGGTAAATACCGCCTGGCCATTGACCGCTGTCGCATTTTCGGTACTGCCGTTCGGACGTGTCAGGGTAAAGTCGGTAATAGCTCCGCCCTCCAGGAAACTCGTAGCCGAAACGGTCAGCGTAGTAGACCCGTCTACAACTACATGGCTCTCTCCAGTGATAGCTGGCACATCAATTACGTTTCCGTGCTGCGCTCTTACTTGCTGAACTGCTCCGGCGTATACGTCCTCAATAGTTTTCCCTGCAAGTCTTTGGCTATTGCTGGTGTTCTCCATTGCTGCAGCCAACTGGCTGTTATCCAGCGGGTCATAGTTGATATCTGAGCTTTCGACAGCGTGCTTAACTTGTGCTGTTAGCTGCGCCAGTCGCAGGGATTGCTCTGCCAATGGCGCATTCTGCACCTCGACGGTGAACTGATCGCCAGGCAGGTCCACCCAGGCCAGGCCCAATGACAGGTACCAGTTGCCCAGATCGCCGCGGTAGCCGAGGTTCTTGCTCGAGTGGGACCAGACGCACACCAGTACGCCGTTGGCATCTAGGAAGCCTACTTCGCTGATATAGAAGGTGGGGTCGTCACCGGTGGCTTTGGTGATTTCCGCCACCAGGTTCAGTTGACCGGGGCCGGGGCTGCCGCCGGAGTAAACCGGTACGCGTAGCTGCTCGTCCTGCAGCGCCGTGGCGTTAAGGCCCTCCGACAGTGGCAGGCCGGCGTCATCACGCACGGCATAGCGGCCGCTACCCAGAACCACATGGGTAATGGTCGTGCTCAGCCCCTGGCCGTTGTCCGCTGCCGCCGCAATGCGGCCAGCATCGGTAAATACGGGGTTAAACATATCGCTCACGAGATCATTCCTCTGATATGTACGATTGACAGATGTGCAACGGCTCGGCCGCTGCGGTGAATTACCAGCGCCTGTCGACCACTGCTGTGCGCGGTGGTCTGCACGGATTGCTGGTAGATGCCCTGAGTGGCCAACGACGGGGTTGCCATCAGGTGGTTACGTCCAGTGCCCTGACCGGTGAATGGTGCGGTGCGCTCAAGGTGCCCTGAACCACCACATGCCAGAGAACTGAAAAGCTGATTTCGGCCGGTACCTGCACCGGTCCATCGGTCTGCGCGGTTGCTGAACAGTGCCGATCCCTGTGCCTGCTGGGCATTCAGCTGGCGACGGCCCGCGCTTTCACCTGCGCAGCTATTGGCGTGGCTGCTGAACAGTGCAGATCCCTCTGCCTGTTGGCCGATCAGTTGGTTGCGTCCGGCACTTTTTCCGGTCAGCTGAGTTGAACCGTTGGCATGTGCTGCAGCCGCCTGGCCCTGTGTGGCATCCAGCCCTCGTCGACCGGCCGCACAGCCATCAACGGCCTGCTGCGATCCCGAGCTGCCCGCAAAGCCGATATACAGCGGGCTGTTAAACTTCGCCGCCAGTGAAAGATCATGGTGCTGGCTGGCGCGCTTGGCGCGGCTGATTGCGGCTTCAATATCAGCCTGAAGGGCAGGGCTCAGGGATGGCGTATTCGGCCCTACCGGTATCTGCACACCGAAGGTGCCGCGCTGACGTTGGTTGTTCTCGATCCACTCCTCCAGCTCCGCGCTCAGCCCCAGTGCAGCAACTGCCTGTTCCACCGCATGGACGGTGCCTTTGTGGGCGTGGGTGTCCCAGCTGGCGGCGATCACCCGGCGCTTGGTGGCTTCATCCCAGTCCGGGTTCCAGTGGTCGACACTCATCGCCCAGGCCAGATAGGGCAGCAGCGGGGTGGGGCAGCGCTGTGGATTCCAGGTATCCTTGACCGGCGTCGGCAGCTCGCTGATGCGCGACATCACCTCGGCGCGCTGGCGAGATTCCGCAAGGGCGTTGGGTGGAAGTAGATCCAGCTCAGCCATTAGCCGTTCCTCCGGCTGATGCTCAGTTCAACCAGCTGTGGAGCTTGATGGGGCTGCAGCTCGATATCTGCCGTCGGCTCCAGCAGGTGGATACGGCCCACGCCCGGCTGTTTCAGGGCGGCATAGATGGAGGGGAGATCGGCGATCAGGCCCATCGGCTTGTCCGGTTCGATCAGAGCGCGCACCGCCTCGGCAGCGGTATCCAGAATTACCTGGGCATCGGGACCGTCACCGATCTCCAGCTCGGCAATAATGCAGACCGGTACCAGCTCGGCGCTTTGTACGTGCACCCGGTCGCCCAGTGGCCGAACCCGCTTATCGCTGACTGCTTCAGTAACCGCATTGAGCAGCGCATCATCGGTGCTACCGTCATGGCTGAGCAGGTAGATGTCGATCTCGCAGGGTTCAGGTGAAACCACATACAGATCCCGTACCTGGCCATCGGCACTGAGGGCGTGAAAGGCGTAGCTTTCCGCCGAACCGGCGGTGGTGATCGCTTCCCAGCGCAGTTGCACCCGATGGCGCAGGCTGTCGTCGCTTTCGTAGACCGGTGGCTGCGGCGGTACCGCCTCCGGATCACCCGGATCGATCAGAAGCCGGGCCAGATTGACGTTGGCGGCCAGCTGGTCCAGATCGCCTCCTTCGCTATGGGAAAGCAGCACCGCTTTGACGCCCTGATTAACGCGGTTGCGCACCAGCAACTCGCGGTAGGCACCCACATCCATCTCCTGCCAGGCGGGATCGGATTCAACATTGGCGGTGAAGTCAGGGTTGCGGGCCTCCAGGTCGGCACGCCATGCTTCGGCCAGTTGCTCGAAGTCCAGTGTTTCAACCGCCGGTGGCACCGGCAGTTTTGAGAGGTCCAGCTGATTCATAATTCGATTCCTTCCAGTTTGATCTCCTGACCGTCGGGTAGGTAGATACCATCCAGTTCCAGCAGCACCTTGCCGCTTTCCGGGGCGCGAAACGCCTGGACACGGGTAAGCCGGAAACGCGGCTCCCAGCGCCGCAGCGCCTGGGCGGTGGCGGCGTAGATATCCATCAGTGTGGATTGGGTCAGAGGCTGGTCGATCAGCTCAAACAGGTTGCTGCCGTAGTCGCGCCGCATCACCCGACTGCCCAGCGGGGTGGTCAGGATGTTGTGGATCGATTGGCGCAGGTGTCGAATCCCCGCCAGTGGTTTGCCGGTTCGGGCGTCCATTCCGTTCATGATTCAGTCCGCTACTGTGAAGTTGTTGATGCCCTGGGCCACGTTGGAGCCGCAGCTGACCGGGTCGCCGATACGGCCCAGCTGTTTGCCACCGACGGTGAAACGCTTGGCACCGCTGGCCAGCTGGCCGCCATGGGGAGGGCAGTCGGCACAGCCGTGAGGGCTCCAGCTATGGCTCTGTAGATGGACAGGTGTACCGCCTACGGTAAAGCGCGGTTCTCCCTGGCTACTGGCACGTGGCGGAAAACAGCCGTGGCCGGTGCAGTTATGGCCGCGCAGGGTGACGGAGCGGGTCATAGGGAGCCCTCCTCGAAGACGTGCAAGTGCTGACTGTCGATCCAGATCTCTTTGTCTGCCCGCAGGTACAGGTTGCCCGCGCTGTGTAGGGAGAGATCACCGGCGCTATAGACCTGCATCTGCTGTTTGCCGATGTGGTACTCCA